TATCTGTTAAAGGGATAATTTTATCTATAAATTCATCTGATATTACTTTTTTTATCTCGACAATTGCTTCTAAATGATCCATTATTATGTTACTTTCATTATCTTTAAAAATATTATATAACGCATAATATGCTACAAAAATTAAATTTCAAGCCTGGTTTTAATAAACAAGTAACAGAATCTGGAGCAGAATCACAATGGGTTGATGGTGATTTTGTTAGGTTTAGATATGGATTACCTGAAAAAATAGGTGGTTGGTCACAGCTTACTACAAATAATAATACATTACCTGGAGTAGCAAGAGCACAACATACTTTTACATCCATAGCAGGAGAGAAATATGCGGCCATAGGAACATCTCAAGGTTTATTCTTATATCATGAAGAACGATTTTACGATATTAGTCCATTAGCTACAGCTATTACTGGAGCTACATTTACTTCAGTATCTGGTTCTCCTACTGTTACAGTTAATAAATCAGCACATGGTTTATTAAATGGAAGATATGTAACTTTTTCATCAGTTACAGTTCCAACAGGTTCAGGTTATACAACAGCAGCTTTTCAAGATAATACTTTTGAAGTTAAAAATAAAACTTCAAGCACTTTTGAAATTACCATGCCTACAAACTCAGGAGGTAGTTCCACAGGTACAGGATCTGCAAGTATTGATCCATATGAATTAGTTGGTCCAACATTTCAAAGTGCAGGTTTTGGTTGGGGAGCATCTACTTGGAGTACAGGTACATGGGGAACTGCTAGTTCTACTAGTAATGTATTTCTAGATCCAGGTTTATGGTCTTTAGATAATTTTGGTCAAATACTAATTGCAACAATTCATAATGGTAAAACTTTTACTTGGAATGCAGGAGTATCATCTCCAAGAGATAATAGAGCAACAGTCATGACTGGTGCACCAACTGCATCAAGACTAACACAAGTTTCTGATAGAGACAGACATGTATTTCATTTTGGAACTGAAACTACTATCGGAGATCCAACAACTCAAGATCCAATGTTTATAAGATTTTCTAATCAAGAAGATTTTAATACATATACTCCAACAGCAACAAACACAGCAGGAACTTTTAGAGTTGATAAAGGTAATGAAATTATGGGAGCTGTTTCAGGTAAAGACTATACTTTAGTTTTAACTGATAGCTCTGCTTATGTTATTCAATTTGTTGGTCCTCCATTTACATTTAGTGTTAGACAAGTAGGTACAAACTGCGGATTGATTGGTCAGAATGCATTAAGTTATTCTAATGGTGTTGTGTATTGGATGTCAGGTGAAGGTGGATTTTTTATGTTTGATGGTACAGTTAAAGCCTTAGGATGTCTTGTTGAAGATTTTGTATTTACAACAGGAGGAAATAATTTAGGTATAAATTACAATTCTAGTCAACTTGTATATTGTGAACACAATAGTTTATATAATGAAATTAATTGGTTCTATCCTGCATCAGGTTCCGAACAAGTTAATAGATGTGTAGTTTTTAATTATGGAGAAAATGTTTGGACAACTTCTTCTTTAGCAAGAACTTCATATGCTGATCAAGGTGTATTTCAATTACCTCATGCAACAGAATATATTAAAACAGCTACACCTAATTTTGACATACAAGGAATTACAAATACTTTTGGAGCATCAACTTACTACGCTCAAGAAACTGGAACCGATCAAATAAAAGCAGGAGTTACAACATCTATTAATGCTTTCATACAATCAGGAGATTTTGATATTTCAGCTAGAAAAGGAATGATGGGAACATCTACTGGTACAGTAGATTTTAGAGGTGATGGAGAATTTTTTATGTCTGTAAAAAGATTTATACCTGATTTTAAAATTTTAACAGGTAATTCAAAAGTTACATTGTTGTTAAATGATTATCCAAATAATACTGCATCAAGTTCATCTTTAGGTCCTTTTACAATTACATCATCAACTGATAAAGTTGACACTAGAGCTAGAGGAAGATTAGTAGCACTTAAAATAGAATGTGATGCTGTGGGTGAAACATGGCGTTATGGTACATTAAGACTAGATGCAAAACCAGACGGTAGAAGATAGTGGCTAAAATAACTGCATATATACCTGAACCTAAACAAGAATATGATGTAGAAAATCAAAGACATATACTAGAGTCTTTAGTTACTTTACAAAATCAACTTAATTTTTCTTTTCAAGAAGACTTGAAAGAAGAACAAAATGTGTTTAATTACTTTATATCATGACAATACAATATAAAAATCAAGGTTTTAAACAATCTGATGCAAGCAAAACTACGGCTCTTACTTGTCCTACTGATGCTGCAATTATAGTTAAAAGTATTTATTGTGCAAATAATGATGCATCATCAGCTATTATAGTAAACATGAATTTTGTTGACTCATCAGATTCTAGTACTGAGTATGAATTTTTTAGAGATGATGTGGCAGCTAAGTCTCAAATAAATGCTTCTCCTCAAGGCTTGAATTTAGAAGCAGGAGATGCTATAACTGTGCAAGCAGCTACAGGAAGTAATAAGATACAAGGCCTGATAAGTTATGCTTTAATAGATAGGTCACAACAAAATGGATGATATATTAAAAATTAATTGTACTACAACAGTAGTAATAAGAAACACTCAAACAAATAAAGTATATAAAGATGAAGCAGAGAAAGATGCTGATATCGCAGACCCTAATACTGAAACAGTAGCAGAACATATTGCACAAGATCTTACAGTAGTAGTGTCACCGAAAGGATTAAATCTTTTACAGAAAGCAATGAATAAAGATAATGATGAATCAAAACCCTAGGGGCGGGACAGAACTTCAATTCGAATATTTAAAAAAACACGTAGAACCTAGTTTATTAAATAGAGTAGAAATATGTACATCTGTTCCAGAAAAAATTTCATTACACCCAACTAAGATAAATATACTTTGGCAAAAAAATTCATGGGATCAACCTAATTTAATTAATTGGTTTAAAGATAAATCTAATCACGATAAATATGATTGGTATGTATTTAATTCTAATTGGAACTTTGAACAATTTACAAAACGTTTTGAGTTACCAACAAAAAAATGTCTTGTAATTAAAAATGGTATAGAAGATGTAGAACCAGTAATTACTACATATAAACAAGGTGACCCAATAAAAATTATACATCACTGCACACCTTGGAGAGGTTTATCTGTATTGTTAGGTGCAATGCAATTAATTAAAAATCCATTAATTAGTTTAGATGTTTATTCTTCTTGCGAAGTATACGGAAAAGATTTTGCAGAAGTTAATGACAAACATTATCAAAGTTTATATGATCAAGCTAAACAATTATCTAATGTAAACTACATTGGTTACAAACCAAATGAATATATTAAAAAAAATTTAAAAGATTATCGATTATTTGTATATCCAAGTGTTTGGGAAGAAACATCTCGTATATCATTATTAGAATCTATGTCAGCGGGTTTATATTGTATTACAACTAATTTTGGTGCTCTCTATGAAACAGGTGCAGAGTTTCCAATGTATGTACCTTATTCTAATGATTATATAGATTTAGCTAAAAAGTTTGCTGCAGCTATAGAATCTTCTGTAGATAGGCTTCATGATTCAGGCATCCAGGATCATTTAAAAATGCAACAAAATTACGTAAATAGATTTTATAATTGGGAAGTAAAAGGAAAAGCATGGACAAGGTTTTTAAAAGGAGCAATAAATGCAAAATAATGAACCAATATGGTTTTCCGAAAAAAAAGAAACAAACGTTAATTCTAATACTTATCAAACTGAAAAAATAGAACAGGTAAATTCAAACGTTAAAACTATTAATATAGGTGCAATGTTAGATAATCCAAAAGCAAAGATAATGGTTTGCACTCCTTGTCATAGTGAAGTATCTATGCATTACACTCAAGCTGTTTTAAAGTTTCAACAAGATTGTATGCAACAAGGTATATTAGTTAGCTTTACATTATTAAAATCTTCATTAGTTACTCAAGGTAGAAATCTATGTGTAGCTGAATTTTTAAATCACAAAGATCATTACGATTATTTATTATTTATTGACTCTGATATAGATTTTGAATCAAATACTATATTTAAAATGATAGGCGCAGATAAAGATATTATTTCTTGTCCATATCCAATGAAAACATTTGACACAGATAAGATGTGGAAAACAATGAAAGAAACTAATTTAGTTAAAACAAAAGATGATGTATTAAAAGCAGCTCATGTATTTCCAATAAAAATTGCAGATAATGAATTAAAAATGGAACATGGTGTTATTAAAGTAACTCACGCTCCTACAGGATGTATGTTAATTAAAAGAGAGGTTATTGAAAAAATGATTAAACATCATCCAGAATTAGAAATATATCAACCAACCATTGTAAATGGTAAAGAAGAAAAAAAAGATAATATGTTTAATTTATTTGATACATTACATGATGTAGAAACTAAACGATATTTTGGAGAAGATTTTGGTTTCTGTCAAAGATGGGGTGATATGGGAGGAGAGATTTATATATACGCTTTAGATAATATAACTCATGTTGGTGATCATCAATATTGTGGTAGATTTTATGATCTATTAGAGAACGCAAAACCTGTTGACGATAGTCAAAAAATCAAATAAAGTATTATATTTACAGGATTCTACGCCTGCTCAACAGTATAAATATATTTAAATTATGGCAGTAAACAGATCATTAATAGAACGTCAATTGTATCAGCAAGGAGGAGGAGCTATTTTTCCAAGAATAGACGGGTTAAGCTCAGGTATATCTTCAGCTGAACAACAATTACAGCAAATTAATCAATCTATTGATCAAGTACAATCTACCTTAGGTGATAGTGATTCAGGTGGGGTAGGACAAAACCCGTTTAAAGATCCAGTAACAGGAGGTGGTCAAGATTTTTATGGTCAACCAGGAATAAATGTTGGTTTAGGATATGATAAACCACGTATGATAGGTACAAATGTTAATAATTTTATATCTCCGTTTGGTCCTAGACCTGCTGTAGATGCACCCGGCGGAATGCAAAGCAATCCTGGTGATCCTAGATTAGGTGCAGCACAAATACCCGGTAATCAACTTCAAATGATAATGAGAGGTGGAGGAGGAGGAATGTCTGGTGCATATAGAAACATGGCAGCAGGAGGTGGTATCATGAGTGTTGTGCCAAGAGAACAATATGGTTTAGGTAGTATTATAAAAAAAGCTGTTAAAGGTGTTAAAAAAATAGTTAAATCACCTTTAGGTAAAGCTGCATTATTAATAGGTGGTGGTATGTTTGCCGGAGGACTAGGTCCTTTTGCAGCTGCAGGTAGATTTGGATCTGTGCCTGGTGCAGGTTTTTTAGGTAATATGTTTTCAGGTGGTATAACTAATGCAGCTAGTAATTTTTTTGGTGGTGAAAAAACATTAGGTAAAACTTTAGGAGTTATGGCTGGCGGTAGTTTATTAGGTGGAATACTAAGTCAAGCAGAACAGACAGGTGATGTTGAAGGAATTACAAGAAACGTTGATGCATTAAGATCTAAATTAACTAATGCATATAAAAATCAAAAAACATTTGTTAATGAAGCAGATGAAGATGCAGCTATTGCTGCTCAAGTAGAAATAGATTTATCAGAATATAATCAAGATATGGCTAGAGGACAGATGGCTGAAGGTGGTAGAATAGGATTTTTTAAAGCAGGTTTAGCTGCTGGAGATAATATATCGCCAGGAACAAGTACATCTGGAGGACTTAGAGGTGATAGAGGTGGACCTGAAGGACCTCCAAGTATAATTAGTGAACCACCTAAAACTAAAACAACAAAAGATCGTTTAATAGACAAAGGAATAATAGGATTAAATTTTGCAAAAAAATATAATCCTTTTAATCTTATTTTTGGAACTCCTGTAGCTGCAGATGAATTTGATATGGAAGCATTT